CATACTTATACGAGCCTGTTTCAAGCGACCCCACGGCAAGCGAAAATTTGTCATAGCGTTCGATGTATTGCGAAAGGTTGGCCGATTTCAGCAGGGTAAAGTCGGTCGTGGCGTTCTTGGCGATGTTGGTCAAGCGCAAGATGTAACGGTCCCCCGATGAGGCCCGCTGCGTCCAAGTGACGACGATGGTATTGGTGGTGTTCGGGGATAGGTAAATCACTCTATCCCTAAATGTACTTTGCGCCCGAATTTCACAATTTGCGCCCGATGCTTCGGTACAACTCCGCCCTCCGCTCGGCGGTCTTGCTGATGTCAAACCGCTCACGGACATCCTTGGATAACTGCATGGCAAGCCCCTTGGCGTAGTCGGGTTCGTTCACAAACTTGCGGACCGCCTTGTACCACGCGTCTTTCTTGCCGTAGGGAATGACCAAACCGTTGTGGCCATGGACGATGATGTCCGTGTAGGGGATGGTTTCCGAGGCGATGATAGCCTTGCCCATCCAGCCCGCTTCAACCACTTTCAGTTCGCTTTTGAGGCGGTTGAACTTGGTATCTCGGAGCGGAGCGATGGTGGCGTTGATGAAGTTGTACCCCCCGACATAGGAGTAGATGTCAGCCGCTTGGATGCGTCCGTAGTTCTTGTTCAGCCCACGGCAGGAGAGCATCCGCTCGTAGTCATCGTAAACGGCATTCCCATCGTTCCACCCGCCAAGGTAAATTTTGTAACGGCCATCCAGGGACTTGTCGTGAGCCAGCAGGGAAAACGAATGCTCCACCAAGGCGATGTCCTCTTGGTGCTGCGCCCCGCCAAACCAGCCAATCTTGAACAAGTGCGGTTCGGGTTCGGCGTTCGTATCAGGCAGGTACTGCTGGTAGGCTTCGTAGGGTTCGTTCGGCAGGATGGTGACGGCCTTGTTGAGCAGGCGTATCTTCTGCGCCAAGTGTTCCGTGGTCGTGGTCACATGGTCCGCAAGTCGGATGTGCTCCCGTATCTGCTCGTCCAATTTGGTGTCCAAATAGTGTCGGTACATGATGTGTCCCGATTCCAAAACCCAGTAGTCGTCAAGGTCCAAGATTACCTTCGCCCCAAACGCCGTGAGAGCCTCGTAAACCTTCCGAATTTGCTCCAGCGTACCTTGACACCAAAGACGATTGAAAAGCCACACATCAACGGTCTTTAGGTCCTCGTCTTTGACATTGGCGATATTATCGACACACACATAATCGAACTCCGTGTAGTTGTCACCGAGGTAGGCGTTCGGCATCTCCAAGCGGTAGAAGGAGCACCCCGTCGGGTGAGCGTTGTAAACGATGCAAATTCTCATGCCCAAAGGTACAAAAAAAAGGGCCACCCCTTGCGAGATGGCCCAGACCACTAAACCATGCGGGCGTATGAGAACCCGCAGGTCAAAGATAGTTTACGAACCGCTGATTTGTGCCGAGGCTACCGTGAATTGCGTTGACAAAACATTCAGCATCGGATTCGGCTCCATGCCCGAAAGGGTCAACTCGTAGCCGCTCCTGTCGCCAAATGCAGTACCCGTTCCAGCAGTCCCAGCGGACACTTCCAAGCCGTTGGCCGCACCGAGGAACCAGTAGCGGTCATTGTTGTCTTGAACGATTGCGTACACCCGATTTTGAGCCAAGAGGCGCAACTCATTGCGGACGGTAGTCTGCAACTTGTTGATGGTGAAGGTCAGTTCGGGCGTGTAGAAAAGCGTTCCATTCTCAACCGACGCATTCAGCGTTTCGGTCATGCTGGAGGTCGCTTTGGTTAAATCGTATTCAAACCAAGTACCTGCAAGGGTTCCCGATACCGAGCCTGTGGTATTGGCGACCGTTCCCGTTGGGTTGAAGGTTTGGACATAAATAGTTTTGATACCGCCAACCGAGTTGCGGCATCCGAGGGCGTAGCCCGTAGTTAAGGAACAAGACATAGTGTATTTTTAGAGGGTTATGTTATACTAAAAAAGCGGGGGGCAGTTACCCGCCCCCCTTACACTTAGGCCAAGCGGAAGTCAACCATGAAGTCTGGATAAGCAAAATTCACTCCTAGCTTAAAGGCAGCCTGCCAACGGATAGAGTCGTTGTCGCGTGAATGCCAAATCGAAAACTGCTCTTCGTCGGAAAGCAAGTCACTTCCTACGAACAAATTGCCGAGGTAAGTGCAGACGATGCGGTTGGTGTTGGTCAGACCTGGGACTGCAACGACACGGACATTTGTGCCAGGGTAGATGATGTCGCCATCGGCCATGCCCTGCAAGTCAACCTGGTTGTACATAACACCAGCCTGCTTTTTGAAGGCTCCAATCAAGGTGCGGAAGTTGTTCCAACCACAGAAGATTACGAGGTCGGTCTTGGTCAAGATGGCCTGCGGGATGTCGTTGTAAATTTTGTCAAAGATTCCGATGATGTTGTTGTCGGTGATACCAACGGAAGCCGATACTGGATTCCAGGTGGTAGAGGAAGCGTTGGCGAGAACCGTAGAACCCGATGCAGCGTTCAGCAGTTGGTTGACACCGCTGAAGTAGGCGTTACCCTGCCAGATAGCGGTTTCCAAGGCTTCGGCGATGCGGAGTGCTTTCTGCTCGCTGAATGCTTGCTCGAATGGTACGCTATCGTAGTTGGAACCAGCAGTCAACTGGGATTGAATCCAGTATTGCTCCAAGGAACGAGGGCAGAGTTCTTCCTGAATCTTCATGCGACCAACGGTGATGTTGCGTTGCGTGAAGGTTGTGGTTCCTGAGGAAGTCCATCCGCAAGTGTCACCGCCTGCAATAGCGGCATCGGTGTCCATCAAGTTGAGGGCAGCGGACGACTTGATACCAACTTGCTTGGTGAACAGGGCAGCAGAGCGCGCGGCGAAAACCGCTTTGGTGATGAGGGGGAGCCGCTGCTGCTCGGTGTAAGTAGTCAGCGGGGAAACGAATGAATAACTCATGGTTTTGTTTTAAGGGTGTTAAGGATTAATTGGATTTTTTAAGAGTTTGGATTGCTTGTGCGAGTGCGTTGAAGTTCTGCGTTGCGGCGGCCTTCCGTTGCTCCACGATAGCGGAGGCGGTTGGCTTCGGGGCTTCGGTCGGAAGTTCGGCAACCTTCTCAACGATGTCGGTCATGGTTTCCATCTGCGAGGCAAATGCGGCCATCTTGTCCTTCATCTTGCCCATCTCCACTTCCATGGCAGCCTTCAACTCGTCCATGATAGCGGCAAGGTGCTTGGCGACGATTTCTTGAACGGCTTCTGGGGTCAGTCCCACACTAGGAGCGGCAGGGGCTTCGGGTGCTTCGCCTTCGGGGGAAACCTCGATTTCTACCTCTTGGGCCGCAACTTCGGCAGCAGGTGCTGGGGCTTCGGCCACGACAACTTCGGTGATTTTGCCACCTTCGGTCTTGATTGTGCCAACGCCCTCAACTTGATGCTCGCCGTCAGGAGCAGGCAGGGTTTCGTCTTCGGTAATTACATACACGGCGGTACCTGCAACGAGGTCGCCGTCCACTCGGACAACGGTTCCATCCACCAACTTGTAGTCGGCAAAGGATTGCTTTTGGGTTGTGAACTTGCGGAGTTCAGTCCGCAGGGTCATGATAGCGTCTTTTAGGTTCATGTTATTGGGATTTGTAGTTAGGTTGTAATTGTTGCAAAAAGTTAGTCAAATCGTCTGCGAGGCCCGCAAGTGCGACCTCCAGTTCGGTTCCTGTATTTTTCATCCCGAACAAGCCCTCCACGGAGAAACCCTTGAAGGCGTGGCGGTTCTCCCACACCTCGTCGTTCTCGACTTTGAACGACCCGAACCATGAGCCGTCGGGGGTGTCCTCGTAGCCCTTGGGAGGCATGATACCACGCTCGGCATCGGTGATGTAGGACTCGAACATGAACACGCCATCCAGTTCAGCGTTGTGGTAAGCGTTGACGTTGTGCTGGTTGCCTTGCTTGAAGTACTTTTGGACTATCTTGCGGATGGTGGCTTTGTCAAAGACGACGTAGTACTCGCCATAAGTTTCGTCCTTCCTGAAGATGGGAGTGTCTGCAAGCATGAGAGGCCCAGTCAGGACCCTGCGTTCGCCTGTTTCGGAGAATCGTTGTGGTGTCTTTGCGAAGGCTTGGAATGGCCGTTCGATTGCTGGCATATCGGTCAGGGCCACGAATTGTACCCCTTCATCGACCTCGTCAACGGTCATCCTATAAATGGGTAGTTCCATGCAGGTAAATGTCCTATGCCCCTAAAGTTGCAAATTCCTCCAACCTCCGAACCCTCCGAGTGCTTTGAGTGATGTCCCGTTCGACGACATAGGCTCGCATTGGTTGCGTTCCTTGGCCTTGGCCTTGCCCGAATCCTGATAGGTCCGTAACGTTCGGGTTTGCGAAGATTGACGGGGCTGCTGCTGCGCCCGGTACGCCACCACCTGCTGCT